TCAATTCAACACCCACCTCTGTCGCCATGTGTGGGTCGGCTGGTGTATATCCGTCAATTTGAAAATCAGTCATTTTATTATCTTTCGTTTTTGGGTTGTGGCAGGATTACCCAAAAAACCCTGCCACTTTCTCTGTACAGAAACTCTATTTTGTTTCTTTTGGGGTTTTCTTAACCAAGCCATTTTTGACCAGATTGCATTCATCAATAAGGTCGCTCGGAATATCTGCATCACCCAATGGGAAATGCGTTTTTTTACCTTTGGGGTAAGCGTCAAACGCCTTTAATACCTTGACTTTCATTATGCCACGTTCCGATCAATTTGGATTGTGCCACCAATGCCGCTGTCATAGTAGCCTTGGAAGCCAACACTGAATGCAACGTCTTGACCTTGACCGCCTGAAATCGGATCACCAGTTAGAAGGCGCATTTTGGGAATTGTGATTGTATACTTTTCACCAGTTACCGAACCAATAGGAAACGTCAAAGCCGCCGTGTCATGTGCAATGATTGCGTCATAAACCTCAATGCCTTCAAAGTACAAATCAAGCGTTCCAGAAACCTCAATACGGCCCAATGCAACGCCCGCTAAATCATCTGAACCTAGCTTTCGCTGTTCCCGATTGTTGCCTGCAATCGTCAAATCAATGCCCTTGATTACATTCAACGTGCTAATGCCACCAACTGCGATTGAACCCATGTCCGAGCCTGTCATTGGTGCCGCTGTTCCAGCCGCCACATAAGTTGCACCTGTGATTATCGCAGCCGCGCCGCTATCGACACCCATGCCAAGAATATCAAACCCAATCGTGCCAATGCCGCCCTCTGCAACAGCCAAGCGCATTCCATCAATGAAACACCCGCGATAGCGCATATAGCTATCTGTGGCACCTTCTTCTGTTGTCTTTTCAAACGTGAATGACTTGCGGTCAATGCCGTTTATCAATGCGTCTGTTGACCATGTGCCGCGTAGTGCAGCCTCCATTAAATCCTCATAAGAGGCATCAACCAATTCACCATCGACAGAACCACCGATAGAAAAACCCGTGTGCAGAATGTCTGTCACGTTTTTATCTGCGCGTATTTCTGCGCTTATGGCTGTTTGTTTTTCAGACGAAAGGCTTTCGCTCGTATAACGCAGCACTTGGAATGCTGGCGTTGCTGGCGTGGTGCCTTCTGTGGCTTCTGCGATGTACGCTAGGCGCATCCCGTCTGCTTCTGCTATAGTCATTTCAAATGCTCCTTTTTAAGCGTTAAAATCATCACGGCGATAAGGCACCGAAACAAGGTGAATAGTGTGCGGCTCTTCATTTTCAATTGGAACCAAGTGGGGAATACCGAATTTAATGTTATTCGGGTGTTTATTTCTATAAAGGCACATGATGGTTTCCGCGTGGCCATTGCCCTCCGCTATGCCATTGCCGCCCTCCGTCCATATCTTAAAGAACGCAATCCCCGCCGTTCTGGTAAGGTTAGTGCCAGGCGAACCAAGCCCAGCCTGAAAGCTATCGCCTGATTGAATTGTAAGCTGTATTGAAGGCCCAACAGTGGCGTCTTGCAGTTCAAACGCATGGCCGGCATATCCAAACGCAACGCCCGCTATAGGTGACGCTGCATATATGCCTTCAATCTCTTTTCTTTCGTCGTCTAGGCTCATAAGAACATTACCTCCAATTCGGCAACTGTTAGTGCAAACATGCCAAGCGGGGCTTGCTTTATTGAATACCCGTTTTCCAATCTATTGATGTAAGGTAGGTTGTTTTGAACAAACACCATTCCAAACGGATCACGGTCAGCGTCTATGATGGGTACGCCATTCCAAACAGCCGCGCCATACGAACCTAGCGGGGTTTTGTCGTCAACTTCTACCGTCCCATTATCCATAGAACCAAGTGATACAATCGTGTTACCCTTTGCGCGGCCTGTATCAACTGGCATTTTTTTAGTTACGCGCTGCAATGCTTCCATTGCAATCTTTTGCTTAAATGGCAGGAAGTCTTTTTCTAATAAGTCATCAAAAGCCTTGTCAATATTTATTGCAAATGTGCGTGCGTTTGTCATGATGCCACCACATCGAAAAACGTACCCGCCCCAACAATATCACCCACGGCTTTAATTGTTCTTGTGCCATTGGCAACAATACGCCACCCAATTTTAGGAACGGTTGTAAAACCTTCTAATGAAATTAGTACGTCATCTGAACCTTGAGTATATGATGGAAATACATTAGCGATTGCCGACGATGTGCCAAACACGGCCCGCCCGCCTGTTATTGTGGTAACAGCGTTTACCCCAGATGTACCCGTAGTCGCATTATATGGCCCGCGCGTGTCATATTCTAAAGACGCGGCAAGAACAACGTCAGTAATATCAGCCGCAACACCGTCAAAAGCTTCCTTGGATATTTCTTTTAACGTAGTCATCCGCGCTGCATCCTTACTTGGCTTGCACCTTGTGTAATATAAGCCGCTACAAGCCCTTCAATCGCCACGATACGGGGGGTTTCACGCCCGCCGCCTGCGTATTCTGTCTTAGATGATACCGAACCAGCCGCAACTTCTTTAATCTTAACAGACCCGCTTGTGACGGTTGCCATTGGGTTTAGCCCTTCATGAATAAGCCAAGCCAATTCTGCCTGCGCGTTTTGAATATCAACAGGGATTGTGTCAGGATCAATAGGCCACCCGTCAACGGTTACATTTGTTAGTCGTGGCCAAGATAGCGTTTGTGTTTGATATTGCTGAATGCCAACCCATTTATAATGACGGTCAAGATACTTAACAGCATCGCGTAAATGCACTTCTTTTTCTGCATCTGTACCCGCCGTTGTCCAACCCGCGTTGGTTGCATAGGTTTCCCACGCCGCAAGCGTGATAAAGCTGTCAGATGATGATCCGCCGATTGTTGTGTCTAATGCCATTAGTTTTCCACCAAAATGATTTCCATATCGACTGATACCTCTGCGGTTGTTGACGCCTTTGCCATTGCCCCAAAATCAGTTAATTCGTCAAATTTAATTGGCGTATTTAGCGGAATAGATGAAGGCACTTCCATTCCCGTCAATTCCATAAATACCCGCATTGGCGAATAAGGTGCAGACGCGTCAAGTATATTTTCACGCTTAATGAATAGGAAATCTACAGGTTTATTGCCTTCCATTTGAATTTGGACGTTTTGTAAATAGGCTGTATATCCCAAAGGAACTGTATAAAGTGCCACCTGACTTTGACCATGTGCTAAACCTGATAGGGGAATAGTTGCCCAATCTGTGCCACCCGCCCCGTTTTCAATCACAATGGCAGCCGCATGAGAACCCGCAGACTGTGTGCCATATGTACCCGACTTGGTAACAAAAAAGCGTATTAGGCGTATAAATGTTTGAGTTGTGGCAGTGCTTGCAGATGTACCCGCAAGCGTGACAGTTTCGGTGACCAGTGCGCCCGTGGCTGATATGCCCTGCAACTCAATCTCCCAAGCCCCAGAGCCGCCGTTGGTGTCATTGGTGTTGCCTGCTTTAACCCTCAATGTGGTTGCGCTGGCAGGCTGTAATGTGCGCCAAATGCCGCCCGCCGCTATTGCTTCATATGATGTGCCAACGGCTTCATTATGCCCGAATTTATGCACAACGCTATGGCCAAGCATATCCCCACGCGCGATACGCAATTCAGGCGGGTAAGTTATCCCGCTCTCATGTATTGTTCGTGTTGGATAATTTTTCGCCATGATAGACCTCTAACTTTATGAAAAGGGCCAGCTTCCCAGCCCTTCGCTAAAGTTAGCCTAGCAATGCAGCCGTAAATTCTTGCTTCCAAGTTTTCACACCGTAAAGCATCGTCACATCAAACATAACCTTGCCGTAACCTTTGTAGGCCGCGATTTCATAGACTAGACCTGAATGCGGGTCTTGTATTGTCATACGATCAACCGCAGCATCACCGCCATGCGGTTGACTAGGTACACGCGCCACAAGCTCAACAGCATTCCGATGGAATACAACATTGCCTGTATACGTTGCGCCGATTGTCATTGCCACGTTGTTTGCAAGCGTTTTCTGCAAGCCAGGTGATGCAAGAACGATTGTTCCAGGGGCCGCCACGCCAGTAGCAACGATATACTTATTAGTATCGCCTGTGAACGTCACGACATCGCCCGCAAGGACTGTGCCTGATCCTGTATCAAGTGGAATGGATGTGGTGCCAATCGCCAAAGTGCCACCGTCAGATTGTAGGTAGCCTGTGCCTGTGCCTTTGGTATGTAAACCAACGCCTGCACTTTCCTTAAGCTTAACGCCTTGAAGGTCTAGCAATTCGCCTTGTCGTAACAAGTTAGTACCACCAGCCTCGTTTGCTTTTTGCAATGTCGCAAGGTTGCGCATCTTTGTACCAGCCGCTGTATTTAGCACCATAGTGACTTGGCCGTCCATAGGCGTACCATTATCAACTAGGATTTGGCGGGCCTCTGCAACAACATCAAAGTTGGAAGCGAAAGGAGTAGTGCCAGCCGTACCAACTGCCCGCGATGCGTTCGCCTTGACTTCTCCCCACAATTCGCCTTCAATAGCGTTTGTAATGCCACGCATTGCTTGCGCGATTTGATCCCCAAAGATGGTTTCATAACCAGAGCCGTTGTTGACGTGTTTAATATCTTCGCCAGTCCAAGGGATTTGCACATTGCCCACTTTATCAATGGTCATTGTTTTGTTACCCACGGTTTGATCATCGCCTTGTGGAATGGTCATAGATGGTGTGTAAGATGTGTTAACTGTAGATGCCACAGTAGCGTGTGATCGGACGGTATCGCCCTGAGCGACACGGTCAGAGCCGTTGCTGTTAATCATTACGGATGGAATTACGCCGACGAGTTCGCGGCCTACAATATCAGCAGCTTTGTAGATGTCAGCCGCCAGATCAGTGAGAACATTAGCCATGTTCTAATCTCCTGTATATGGCGGCTTCTGTGATTTCTAATCGACAGGGCGTCCGCCTTCTTTAATGAAAGCCGAGCGTTCTGATTGACCCATTTGGTTGAACTGTTCGCGCGGCACGGTTTTTTGTGAAGTATTCCCGCTTTGGGACGCTGGAGGCTTACCGCCTCCGCCTTTACCCGCATCAACTAAGAAATTGGGTTTGGCCGCTGCCAATTCTTTTGCAAGGTCGCCTAAAGTGGCGTAACCATCGCCCCCCGAACCAGCTAGGGGGTTGCCTTGTGCGTTTAATATACGCTGTTTCCCCTCCGCGTCAAGGCTGATGCGTCCAGACGCCCCCGCCGCGATGTCGCCTATAACCTCTGGATGAAAACCAGCCTCACCTAGAGCCGACTTGAAAGATGAACTCACACCATCCATACGAAGAGTTTTAATTGTGCCGTTTGCGCCTTCAATTTCTGTAGCATGATCCGCCTTGATTTGTGCAATGATTGCTGCGTGCGCTTCTTCATTGCCGCCCTTACCGCCTTCCAGTGCGGTAGCCAAAGCCTTTTCCTTACGCACTAGCTTTTCCGTTACATTGGCGTTTTTTGTTTTGAGTTCGGTAAACGCTTCTTTCGCATCGACAAGCCCTTGTTTAAGCGTATCCATGTCCGACTGTGCCACCATGCCAGAAACTTGAAGTGTGAAGCCATCGCCCGCCTCTTTGTAAAACGGCTTGATTGCATCATCTACACCTTCCAGTGTTTTTAGGTTTGATTTTAACATTGTTTATTCTCCTGTTTGGGTTTGGGTTATATATTAGAAAACGCTTCTGCATTCGCGGCCTTTAATTGGTCTAGCGTTCTTTCTGTTCCTGCCCTCGATACAAACTTATCAATCGGCATCCCGTCACGAAATAGCTTGCCCTTGGTGCGGCCCAGCACTTCGTCTTGAAACTTGGCGGGCTTTTTCTTAAGCCATTCTTGGTATGTTAAATCAGCCGATACCTGCCCATCCATGCTTGCACGTGTTCCGATTGGGGCTTCCTTTAGGTTTATGCCTAATTGCTTCCATGATTTTATGATGGGAATTGTTGTGCTTCTGCAATTATGTGTTATAATTCCACCAGCAGTATAAAACCCTTTTTCAGTCTCGAGGTTATAAACATGTCCGCTAAAATTAACGCGCTTAACGCTGACTACATCATCAGAGAATACGGGGCCGGTCGATCCGTTAATAATCTCAGCCGAGAGTTTGGCATCAGCGATTACCACATTGCTAAAATCATCAAATCCAACAAGATCAAGATGCGCGGAAACAAATCCACTATCGCCATTGGTGGCGTTCTCCCCATTTACAATTCCGGCTTGAGTGTCGCGGAAACGGCGCGCGAACTTGGTGTTACTAGTAAAGTCGTTGACCGTATCTTGCGCCAATCGGGAATTACACCCGAAAACAGGTGTAAGGTTTACCCCGATACTCCCGCAATCATTTCTGAATATGCCTGTGGTATCGGTGCTGGTGGCGTGGGCAAGACGCACGGTGTCTCCGCCAATGTCATTAAGCGCATCCTTAAAGAAAACGGCGTTCATATTAGAAACCGATCTGAGCAACAGTATGCACGTATGGCTAACACTACACCTGAGCAACGAAGTCAGCTTTCTAAAGCCGCTCATGATGCGGTCAGAGGCATAAGGCACTCCGAAGAGCATAGATGCAAGACCGCTAAAACGCGCGAATACAGACAAACCCACGTTTCCGAGTACGAGCGCGCTCTGGTTAGACTTCTCAAACAACGCGGGGTTAAGCCTGTCGTACAAAAGGCCATTGGTCGCTACAATTGCGACATCGCCGTTCATCCCGTCGCCGTGGAAATCTTCGGTGGTGGTTGGCACTGGCACGGCC